CTTTTACAGTGCCATTATTAAGAACTGCTGGTAAATATTTATCGAAAGTGGCCTTTAGCTTTGGTGTTTGGACACTTTCTAGTAAACTCGCCATTACCTGTGCCTTTTCTTTGTTCAATGGAGCGAGTAATTCGCTCATTGTTTTTTCACGCAGATTAGATTCACGAATAATACGAACTTCACGATCCTTTTGTTCAACTAATTGCTTAGTTGTTTTTATTTGGTTAATAGATTCAGCCAACTGTCTTTCTCTTTCAGTTAACCTAGCCACTAACTTACGAGTTTCAGACTTCTCATTTAGATGAGTAGTTGAAAATTCACTTGCAAATGCTTCAAATAGTCTACGCCCGAAATTATTTTCGCGGGCAGCCTTGATGTCTTCCTTAAGTTGTGTCATTTCACTTCTTAAGTGACCGGTAACGATTGTATTCAATCTTGTAGCACTTTCTTTGATAAACTTAGATTTCAGTGCTTCAAGTTGTTTACGACCTTCGGAAACCAATTTGACCTTAGCTTCAACAACAGCTTTTTTGTCTTGAGAGAATTCTTTAATTTCTCTTGCAAGAGCGTGAACAACGAATTGTTCTAGCTTTTGTTGACTTTCTTTTTGCACTTGGCGATCACTACGCAATTCTTTGATTTCTTCGGCTAGTTTTGTAACCATGAAATCATTAAATTTTGTTGCACTTTCACGCAATTGTTGTTGTGCTCTTACACGGTCTTCGTTGATTGATTGTCTTTCTGAGTGAAATTCAGCGATTTCACCTTTAAGACTTTCTGTTACCATACGATCAAGGGCTTCAACCATCACGCTTCTGTCATGTTGATAACGTTGTGCAAACTCTTCTCTGAGTTCTGCACGAACTTGCTCACGGGCCTCGACTAACTTTGATTCCCAGGCTTCGTTTAATTCTTGACCCACGTCTTCATTAATAAGTCCGCTCTCAAGTAATGGTTTTAATGCGTCTAACATTACTGATCCCCTTTTTATATTTTGAGATCCTTAATGAGGCGTTTAACTTCCTCCTTAAGAAATCTCTGTACCTTCTTGTCGCCCTTAGCATCTTTTGCAATTTCTAAAACTTTATGACCGTATTTCATATTCTGCATACCTTCATAAATTGCTTTAGGATAAGCATTTGGTGCACTTGGTTGAGCAACAATATCCACAGTGACTATTTCAAAGTCACTGACCTTGCCATCCATGTCGTTCACGTTACCGCTACCACGACTGGATACGCCGAGTTTCACACCACTCTCCAACATGGTCTTTACTAACTGACCCATGGGAGTTGGAAGAATCTTTAGTTTACCAAAACCATTTGCACCATCCATCCACATGCTAGTAATCATATGTGATACACGATCCAAATTAATCTTGAGGTCATCTGGGTGATCTACTTCACCTAATACAGAATGACCTTCTGCCATTTGTTCATTAAGAGTTTGTACAGCATTTTCAATTTCAGCAACGGGGTAAATGCGCTCATTGGCATTTTTAACCCCGCCTTGAATGAAGATACCCTTCATATAAAGGTTTTTCTTGTCACCTTCACCGACCGCTTCTAACACCATGTTAGCGCGGTCGAATGTTAGGTGTTCTCTTAAATAAGCCATTGTATTCTCTAATTATCTACGCTTACGTGATTCAGCTACTGGACTACGAGTACCTGTAGCAGCGTCTTTTGTAACTGCTTTGGGTGCGCTAGATAGATCCTGTGACCTCTGACCTGGTACATTCTTGAATGAACCAGCACCCTTAACTTGGCCTTCGCCTTTTGTCAAGTAGTCATTTGGCTGTTTAGGACCAGTAGGATCAGATTCAGCATAACCAGAGAACTTAACAGGACGACTGGCCATTCCAGCTTGTCCAGAGTTAGCATCCACTGTGCTGCGTCTTTGAACGCCGTTGTCACCATGAGTAACGCTAACTTTTTGTAGTTGAACGTTTTCCATCATAGCCTCTTCTTCGTCACGATCTTTTTCCATGTCACGTGTTAAATCTTTGCCATCTTCTTCAGCATCATCATCAAACTCAGAGTCAGATTCATCATCGCCGCCGCCCATGATCTCTTCAAACTCAGCCATTAACTGGTCAAGCTTGTCTTCAATACGGATAACAGCATCTTCAACTGCATCGTGATCTTCGTCATCACCTTCGTCTTCAATGTCAATGACTTCTGTTTCTTCGTCATCACTGTCTAACATGTCATCTAAATCATCATCATCTTCTTCATCTTCGTAAACGCCGCCGGCTTCGTCAACGTTGATTTCGTCTAGTAGATCGCCAACTTGGCCACCCATGTCATCGTCCATGTCATCCATCATTTCTTGTTCCATGATAGATTCGTAGATTTCACGGGATTTTTCTACAACGATATCGTGAAATAATTCACGGGCTTGTTCTTCATTCTCATTGATAATAAGATCAATGAGTTTTTCAAATTTCTTGTGGTCCATTATTTGTTCTCCTGAATAGAAATGGCTTACGTAGAATTATTTAGTGCGTAGCTAAGAAATGTGCGTTATAAGTACGTATTTTTCACATTTTCACTAGACATAAACAAAAAAGGGGCATATGCCCCTTTTTAATAGAATTATCTAAGATTTATAATGTTGGCGCTGCGCCTTCAGCACCGGCTTGAGGACCATATTGACTTTGAATTTTTTTCAAATAGGTTCTTTTTTCGTAATTTCTTACATCTAACATTCTTCTCAATTTTCTAATTTGCTTTAGTGTAAGCTTTGTTTTTCTAGAAGTACGCCATACAGGTTTGCTATTATCAGCCTCAATATCCTGAAATCCTTGTACACTCGGGTCAAATAATTCTAGTAGTATCATAATATCTATTTATCTAGTTAACCAGGTGCGACTCCGCCGGCTGTTGGTGCACCACCCGCTGATTGTACCGGGCCTACTACTTCAGGTGAAGCAGGTGCTCCGCCTGCTTCGGCTTCAGGTGGGGCTTCTTCTATATCTGCCGCTGTTTGCTCATCACCTTCCATATCACCAACTGATACACCAATGTTACGCAAATCCTTGCCTTTGGGTGATTCATCTGCTTCTTTGTTATGTTCTTCACGCCACATTTTTTCATTACGATTAATTTCGTCTTCACTCAAGCCCAAGAATCTTTCTAGTGCAAATCGTTTTGAAATATACGGAAGAGCTTCCATTTGAGCAAACACAGTAACTCTTGCGGTATCTAATTCACTTTGGCGATAACTTGCAAAGTTTTGAGGAGGATTAAACTGTAAATTGAATAAGCCTGAATCAATATTAAATCCACGCCATCTCAAGAACAGTTTAAATTCTTGGTCTAGTTTCATTGCAATATAATTTTGCAATCTTTCACAATATTGATTGAATCTATACTCTTGAATTAATGCAGTACCAACACGACCATCGCTTAATGGTCTATCGCTATCATCAGGGCCAGTTGGTAGGTATGAACTTGGAACACGTAAACCACGTGCTAATCTATTATTAAAGTATTTTAAATCATCAATCTCACCTAAATTTTGACCACCTTGTAATAAATCAACCGAAGATCCGCGACCATCTGCGGTTACAGGGAAGAAGTAATCTTCGTTCATACTTAATGGATTATATGTAGCATCTACAATACTTTGTCCACCGTATACACTAGGTATTCTACGTTGATGAATTTCGTTTTTAATACGTTCAACAAAACTCATAGCCATATGACTAGGCATATTACCAACGTCAATTTTAAATACTCTACGTTCAGGTGCTCGCTGTACACGATAGATTAGAACCGCATCTTCTAGTAATTCTTTTTGTTTATAAACTTTAAAGATATTTTCTAAGATACTTTGTCCAAACGGCCAAAAACGATCTAGACCCTCTGTTAAACTTAAATGTACTATGTGCTTAGCATCAATAGCTGATTCACTTTGACCTAATGTAAATCTACTACCAGTTGTGTTATAGGGCATTGCTGGAACGGTATATGGAGTATTTGTGCCACCGCCTGTTCCACCTAATCCAGTTGCTGGATTAGCGGCAAAGTCTGTATTAGTTTTTTGTGCTACTGAAAGATTTTGTAAATTAATGTTAATATCTTTAAGAACGTATTGTTCAGGTAGTTTACCTTCGCTTTCGTTTACAATTACCTTAATAACCTTAACCATATCTACCCAATATAGTTTAAAGTTTTCAGGATCTCTTACAAATACCTGATCTCCATACTTGATGGTATTGCGAAATATTTTAAAAACTCTAGTATCAAACTCATTTAATTTACACCATTGCTGTAATTGAGTTTTTAAAATAGTAATTTCATGGGGAGTAGGATCGTCTTTAAATTCAATATTAAAAGGTGTTTTGTTGTGTTCATTTTTCTGTGTACTAAACTCAGAGATTATATCTAAACATGCGTTGATTTCAGCATCAACGTCCATCATTTCATATTGATTATAGCGTTCTATACGATTTGGGTGGCCAGTGTAGACTTCAGGAAGTCTACTCATGTAGTTCTTATAACCAAATTCAGTATTATTCCAACCACCAGTCTCGCTGCCATTTTGACCTGGACTGCCATTCCAAGCACCAGAGTTACTGTTTACACCGGAGATAGGGCTAGATATACCGCTACGATTTAGAAATTTCTTTTTGTAAGTCATATTGTATTTAGTGTATCATGCTGTAGCCCGATATATCCTTTCTAATATAGTATTAGAGTCACTTACTTTGTCTGCCACGCCCTGCATCGCAGTAGTAATTGAATCTTTTATATCAAATATCATTCTAGCATAAATTTCCTCTGAGGGTGCCACTGATGTACCGGTTGCAGGTGAGCTTTGTGTTGAAGTTGAAGTACCTGATTTGGGTGAGGGGGTGGAATCAGCTAGAGAGGTTAGACTAGGTATTTCAAAAACAGCAGACTCGTTACTTGATGTTGACATTGGTGCAGAAGATCTTGATTTAGAAGAAGTTTTTAGCCCAGTGAGTTCAAAATGTACGGGATCGTTAGGTACATTTTTAGTTATCCCTTGACTTTTTAGTGCTGCTATTAAGTCTGGATCATTGGCTTGGTTGCGGCTAATATCAGCCGCAATACCTTTTTCATGTGCGCTGCTCCCGGGTTTAGCAATTGGCAGTCCAGTTGGTCCTCTGCCCGGGGTACCGGCTGCGAAAGAGTCATCCCATAATTTTTTTTGTTTTTCATAACTTCTGTACAGACTAGTAAAATGTATGGGTTTTCCATAAGCCTTCTGAGCAGCGACTAGGGCGCTTGCGAACTCACGACTTAGACCGCTATTCCATCCGTCTTGACCTACCGAATGATTGAGATCTCTATTCTCCCAGTCATCCCCAACACCAGGGTCAAATGCACCAAAATCAGATGCGCCTGCAGGTGAAGTAGAACGTTTTTTTGAAGAAGCACCACCTAAATTTCGTTGGCCCTGAGCAAGTTCCTCTGCAAGTTCAGGTGGTAGTGAACCACTATTAGGAACACTCGATGCCGGCGTTGCCGCACGGTTGCTACGCATCCAATTGGGAAGATATCGGTCCTTAAGTCCTTCGATTTTTTTATCGACTTCATATTCTTCATATTTGTTCCCAAGGTATTGGGATCCTGCGCCAACAGCAGCGCCGGCGGCAGCGCCGTACTTGATGCCAGCTACGGCCCCGGCGGGTCCACCTGCCACTCCACCTACTATTCCACCTAGCACTGCACCTGCCCCGGCGCCTTTAGCCGTTAAAGGAAAATATTCAATTATTGTTTTTATTACACTTTCTAATCTTTTTATTATCCCGTTTAATCCACCAAATTGAATCCATAAATTATTCGCTTCAATGGCCAGTTGACGCATTTTTTCTATTACAGGCATAACAGCTTCTTTTATATCTATACCAAAACGATCTTTGATATATTTGTTAGCAGGCTCTAGGACCTCTTTCTTAAGGAAATCCCAAGTCGCTGATAAAATTTGTTTCATATAAGTTTTAACGTTGTCTATTATAGTTGTTAAACTATTTACAAAAGGGTTTAAACTCATGAGAACAGCATCATATTGCTTTTGAAACATCCGCACCATAATATCAAGCTGATTTTGTATACTTTTAAAACCATCAACTTGAGTTTTGTTAATATCTGCAAATACAGTTTTTTGCCTTTCTGCCGTCTCTCCTGCGCCTTTCGCTAGCTGTTGAAGATCTTCAACAACACCAAACGCTGTTTTTCCCAATTCATCTTGGGAGCCAGCAGAGTAAATAATGCTATCACCAAATATTTCACTGGCATATTTTACACCACCTGCAACTTTTTCTATTGCAGCCGCAGCCGCTTGACCCGGTGTCATAGCACTTTTAGCCATTTCCACAAATACCCGAGGATCGATCGCCATGTTACCTAAATTACGACTTAAATCTGTTAATGCACCTCCAGTTGCAATTGCACTTCTTACCGATGCAGTCATAGAAGAACTATATTGAGCAGATACCGCAGTTATAATAGCTTGCTCTTTTTTAACCTGTTCTTCTAATGCTGTTGCTGCGTCTTTGTCACCTGCTCTCCTAAGATCCGCAGCCTGAGCCTGCATTTTGTTATGGCGAATCATTATATCCAAACTAGCTTGGGCTTCTTGCTGTTTTTTCTTAACGGTATCTACATCTTTTCCAGTTAAAGCAGATAACTCTAAAATATTTTTAGTATATTCTAATGAACCTTTTTGAAGTGCTGCTTGTGTTTTCTGATTTGCATTTAGTTGAACACCAGCCGCTCCCAAAGATTTTACATAATCTGCCATGTATTCGGCTAACTCTTCTTTTGGTATTCCCAAACTATTGAATTCTGATAGTACACCATCACCCACAGCAGCTATTTCAGCAAAAGTTTCCACTCCCCTCGACATATTTTTACTAAAAACTAATAAGTCACCACCTGCTTTTCCAGCAGCCGAGTATAACTTATGCATGTTTAAGGAGAAATATCCTGCTCTATCGGCTAACTGTAGTAAACGATCAGAAGAAAGATTTCCTGCTGCACCAAATTTCGTGACTTGATCTTTTGCTTTTACTATGGCCTCTGATTGGGCAGAAGCAGCTTGTACCACTTTTGAGGCTGTTTGTATTAGTGCACCTGCCAAACCTCCCAATACACCAAAATGCTTGACAACATCAGTAGCGACATCAGCAGCTACCGATGCTGCACCGGCAGCTTGTTTAAAGCTAGATTCATTGCTTGTTAATGCTCTTGTAAAATTCTCTACTGCTCGGGTGCTAGCCATAAACACCGATGTAGTAGCAGATACCGCTGTTGTAAATCCCTTGTTTATATCAAGTTTGGCCTTTTCTGCTTTAGCTTGTGCATCGGCAATAAGGTTAGACTCCCTCATTGACTCAGATTGTCTACGATATGCTTCACTCAATTGAGCAATAACTTCGGGATCTAATTTTTCAGCCATTTTTGTATCCAATAAATATACTTATAGTATTTAGTATGGGCAAATTGCCTATTCTCAAACATAAGGAAATCCAATGACTATAAATAACAATCCACTTAGACAATATTTTCGTAGACCTTCAGTACACTTGAGATTACCCAGCAAAGGTAAATATTATGCTGACAATATAATAGACATGCCTCCCACAGGCGAGTTGCCAGTTTATCCTATGACTGCCATTGATGAAATAACAGTAAAAACTCCCGATGCACTGTTCAATGGATCAGCTATTCCTGAGCTGATTAAAAGTTGCATTCCTGATATCAAAGATCCATGGGCTATCAACAACGTTGATCTAGATGCTGTTTTAATTTCTATTAAAGCAGCGACCGGTGATGGCGAAATGGATTTGGACACTGTATGCCCTGCGTGTGAAGAGGAAACCAAATACGGACTAAGTTTAATTAGTATGTTAACACAATTAAAAGAAGGAGACTATGATTCTGAATTAATTATAAATGATCTACATATTAAATTTAGACCAATCACATATAAAGAAATGAATTCAGCTAGTATGAAACAATTTGAAATTCAAAAGTTATTTAATTCAATAGATCAACTCACCGACGATCTTGAAAAAGCAGAAAGAGCCAAAACAGCAATTATTTCAATAACAGAGTTGACTATGAAGTTGTTAGC